AGCGTCGCGTCCGTTTTTACAGTGGTTTGTAATAAAATTTATAGTGATAACCTGGTCGCTTTTGTGGCTAAATAAATAGCAGTATAACCCTGTAGCTTGTTGGCTTTTACCTTCGTGTCTAAATATAGCGTTAGGTACTATAGTAAAGTTGTCGAATTTCGACGGTTTTATAATTCTGTTTAGTTTCATTTTTTTCTGTTTTTGTAATTACATTGTAATTACGTTAGTACTTTATAAACGCCGTACCATAGCGTAACTGTTAATACGCCTATAAATAGCCAGGCTATTGGTTTTATATAGTTATTCATTTGTTTTTATTTTTATTCTGTCAGTCCTTTAATCTGGTCGCAAAAGGTACGTAATTCGCCGAAGTGTCTAATAAAATCAGTAAATTTTATTTTATCGTCTTCGTATAATTCCCAAAGTACCTCTACTAATAAATCAAATTCAATACGCGTCATTTTGCCGACGTATTCGTAGTTAAATTTAAAACCTTCTGGCGCTGTTTGCGTCCAGCGTACCTTCTGGTTTTCTTCGTCAAAATATACAGCGTTATAAATCATTTTTTAAAAATTTATCTATGGTTTTTTTACAGTCTTCAAAGTCATTTATACAGTGCGCGGACCAGCCATTTTTACCTAGTTCTTCTAGCCATTTTAGCTGCGCTTCTGTTGGTTTATTCCTACCAGCTTTTAACTCAATAGCTAGCCCTACAAAGTCGCCACTAGGTTTAAATACCATAACGTCAGGTATACCAGCCTTGCCGCCTAAATACTTAAATTTAAACCGTTCAAAAGGCGTACGCTTACCTTCGTTTGGTATATGCGCCGCTAGTACGTCTGGGTATTGCGCCGCTAAATACTGCATTACAGCGTTTTGTAGCTTGTCTTCTGGACCTAAGTATTTATGGTAGTGGTTTGGCATTGTGTTATATTACATTCTCGTACTTTAATAAACGGTATTTTATTACCTGGTAGTCTATTTGTAGTTTATTATATTTTTGTACTAGTTGTTCTAGTGTTAATTCTTCTGGTTTTTCTTTATTTAAATTTTCTGCTATTTCGTAAAGTTCGTAAAAATTTTCGTCAAGTTTACTATTAAATTTGCGCATATATGGTAATTCAGCTAAAGAGTGTAGTACTGTAGCGTGTGTTTTATCTAAACTTTTAGCTATTTTATTTAAACTATAGTGTCCTAAATTTCTACATAAATAATAGTATATAGCCCTAGCTTCTATATATATTGTTTTTCTACATTTTAGACCTAAGTCTACACCGTAAAAGTCTTCTACTAGTTCTCTGTATTTTTGCATTTTCATAACCCTAGTATTATAATTCCGTCGTCGTTTCTTTTACCGTCGTAGCCTAGCGCTACGTTAGTGTCTTGGTAATACTTCCAGTCGGCTATAGCTTTTTTGTATTCCTGTCGTCCTTTTTCTATAAGTTCGTCGCTAAGTACATAGTTTTCAATACTATACGGCGCATTAGTTTCTATTGCTATAAATACTAGTTTATTTACGTTTAACATATCCATATAAAAAGCCGCTTGTATGTGGTATTTATATTTATATACGTCGCTTAGAAACGCCCTAGGGCTGTTATCCTGGCACGTTTTAACATCACTAATAAACCCAGCTACTTTATTTACGCAGTCTGGGCGTACTCGAACCTTTACGCCTTCATATTCTAAATAGTGGCTTAGTTCCATTTCGCCCTGTACGTAGTCTTTAGCTTGCTGGTTTTTTTCTAGATTTTCTAGTATTGTAAGTATACGTTTATGGTCGGCTTCGTCTAGTACTTCTTTACCTTCTGCTTTCTTTTGGTGTTCAGCGTATAGTTCTTTACCAGCTTTTGTACGCCTGTCTATTTTTGGTATTATATGGTAGTCTTTATAAAATTCGCTAGGTTCGTATATAGCCGTATGTACAGCAGTTCCAAACGCCATACTAGGCGTACTTTTAAAGTCTGCGTTTAGGTAGTGGTGTACGCTTTTTTTAGCTATCATTTTTAAACCGCTGGCGCTTATATAGTCTTTTTTACTATGGTATTCTGCGTTAGTGTCTTTTACTATTTTCATTTGTTTACTTTATTTATGTATTATTTTGTTTTTTTTATAATTAAAAAGCCCAGGCGCTAGGCGCCCAGGCTGTTGTTAAAACCTACCAGGGTAGGTCTGCGCCCCCTTGCGCTACTTTGGTTTCTTTTTGTTCTATAGGCTTATATGTATTAAACGACATACTTAAACTACCGTCGTCGTTTTTCCAAAGGTTCGCTTTGTATTGCGTGTCGCCTTTGTATTCGCTTTTAGCGTCTTGTACGTCGTCCTGTTTAAGACATTCTACAAGTAGCCTAGGCGTTATTAATACGTTGGCTAAAAGGTTCTGTGGCGCGTTGTCGCCAGGGTTAAATAATCTTACTCCGTTTACGTACTTTGTTTTATTGTTACTCATTATATATTGAATTTTGCAGTTATCTGCTGGTTATACTCTTTTTTCATTTTGTAATTAGCCAGGACTTTTTTAGCCTGTTCTTTTGTACCTTTTAAGGTTGCGTTTAGTTGGTTTTCTGTTAGCCAGCTTTTGTTATCCTGGTTAGCTACAGCGTTACCTACTTCGTCAGCGCTAGCTATACTGGTGTCTAACCCTATACCTAAATAGCCTAAAGCGCGTCCTAAAGCGCTAGTAAAGCCGTTTTCTAAGAACGAGGTTTTATTTATGTAGCTACTGTCGCGGTATTCCTGGGCGTGTGCGCTTACCATTTCGTTGCCGTCTGGGTCCAAAATAGTAGCTTTAAATACGCCTTCTTTGTCGTCTAGACTTACTAAGTCTTCGACTATTCGCCAGCCCTTATAGGCGGCTTCCTTTCTAAAGTGTATAAGCCGCTCGTTTACGGTTATATACTCCTTACCTTTTATGTTTACTGTTTTCATTTGTTTACTATTAAATTAAAAGTTACATCTAAACTAAAGCCAGCTGCGTGTAGTGCGCGAAGTTCAGCTACTCTAAAAGTTTCTGGGCTATCTAAGCGCTTATATACTGTAGGGTATTTAGCGCCTATTAGTTCACATATATCTTTTAAACTGTAGCTTAAATTACGCATTTCAGCTGTAAATAAATCTTTATACATTTTGTATATTTTTTTGCTAAATTACAAATAGATATTAAACTATGCAAATTTATTTTAAACTATTTGACAATAAAAAACCCACCTAGCGCTAGGCTTACAGGTGGGTTAGCAGCAAACAAAGGGCTGTTAATTCTGGTTAGCTGTAGTTATATACTTCGGTTTTAGTTGTTTCTGTAGCCGCAGTATCGCCGTCCTGGTTTGGCTTGTGTGCTATTACGTCGTACTTATTAGTTTTTAGGCTGTACGTTAAGCCGTCTATTAACAAGCTATCGCCTTCGCTAAAGTTTGTAAAGTTTATACGTATCTTATCCATTGGTGTTAGTGGCGCCGCTTGGTTATTGTATAGCGTGCCTTCGTATCGCAGTACTGTATTTCTAAAGTCGTTTAGCTGCTGTTTAGCTGTAGCCTGGTATGGTCTTTTATAGCTAAATAAGTCGCTACTGTCGTAAATATCCGTATAACCTAAAGTAAAGTTAAATAGTTCGCGGTCTATTTCGGTTTCGTTTATTATAGTATTTGTACTACTGTCTTGCGTTAGTAGTCGTTCATTTATAGCTGTTCTTTGCTCGTCTTTAAATACTACTGTATTGTCTATATAAACGCCCTGGTAGTTAGTTAAATAGTTTCTAGGCCCGTATATACGTAAATATACATTTTCGCTTTGCCCAGCCGAAGCTGGTAGTTTTGCAATATCTAAAGACTGGCTTACCCATTGGTCGGCTACATCTTTGTCGTTTTCAAAAAAGAAGTATTTTACTGTAGTAGTCCAGTTATTATTTGCTACGTCGTAATAAAAAGTAGAACCAGCTACAAAATAAATCTGACACCAGAACCTATTATATAGCGTAGTAGTTTGTGTGGCGTTATTAGTGTCGTAGTAGTAGTTTAGTTTTAGCTTCATAGCTACGTCTCGGTTGCCTAGATATTGACCTGTAACAGCTAAAGTACTGGGCGTACTTCCAAAGTTAGTAGCTGTAGTTTTAAAACTTCTACTACCGCTTAAAGCTATTTGGTTAGTAGTAAAGCTACCGTTACTTATAGTCCAATGTGTAGTATTTTGGTATTCAAAACCTACGTCATCGTTATAGTCTAGTATACCTTTTACTGGCGGTACTTTAAATCTTACAGCTTTGTAGCCGCGTTCAGCTTCGCGCGTTAGGTTCTGGTCTAGCGGCTGTAGGTCGGTTCTTACAGTTCGTAAGCCCTGGTGGTTGTAGTCGCCTTGCAAAGTTCCGCTACTATTAAAACGCTTAAAGTATAGGCGTTCTATATCGCCTTTTAAGTATTCCTGGCGCATAGTTCCTATTCCAGCTGGTAGCGCGTCGTTTTCTTTTTTATATTGTTTAACGTAGTCTATTATAGCTTCTTCGCTATAGGTACTGTTATTAAGTATTACCCACTTACCGTTAGCCTGGAAAATTCTAGCATTTATATTTTTTAGTATATTTTCTAAAAATTCTTTTACGTTAAAAAATTCGTAGTCGTCGCTTAAAAAAATCTGTTCGTTTCCTGTAAAGGCTTCTGTGTATAGGTTGTAATTGTCGCCAAAAAAGTTAATTACTTCTATATCATTATTCAAAAGTACATCAATATCTAGCCCTACGTTGTCTAGCGCTTTGCATATTATACTAGCTAGGGTAAAATTTAAATCAGAAAATGATATACTATAGTAGCTGTTGTCTACATTGTAGTTATCTAGTTCGCCTAGTCCGTCAATAGCGGTTAGGTTTATTGGTTGTGGGTTAGGCGCTAAAACTTCTGCAAACTGGTCGCTAAGTAGCCAGCCAGTCCAAAATAGTGTATAGTTGTCTTGGGTTTCTGTAAGTACAGCGCTTACGCAGTCTACAGCTTCAATGTTACCGCCGTCGTTTACTACACGTCTTTGCAGTAGCGTTCCTGTATCGTAATAGCTACCGTTTAAACAGTCGGCAGCTTCTACTATACCGCCGTCGTCTTGTACATTGTTTTTAAATTCGTCGCGTATAGCTTGCGCAGTATATACTTCTACTTTATACTCGCGTTCTGGTTCGTTAAAAAAGTCGTCGTAGTTAGTTTCGTCTGTTTGGTATAGGCTTATATTACAAGTACTACCAATAATAGGGCTATAAAAATCGTCGTCGCCGTCCCATTTTATTTTAACTGGTTCAGCGCCACCTACTAACGGTAGTATACTGCCTGTATAGTTGTTTTTTAAAATATCCAAACGCTTGCCGTTACCTTCGTGGTCTTCAAAGTCTAACCTATATTTTACACCGTAAGCCATATTATTTTATTTAATTCTACCGCGTTGTTTTTCAGCGCGTTGAAGTGCTACTACTAGGTCTTGACCGTTTAGTCTAAATTCGCCACCTACGTTTACCTGTTGGGCTTGCCTGTCGCCTATCATATTTTTAAGTTTATCTAGTGGCGCTATTACTTCTGGGTTACTTCTAGCGCCAGCATATTCGCCCATAAGCCCTAGTGTTGGACCGCTAACTATACCGCCGTTAGCAAACGCCGCTACAGCGCCGCTACGTGGTCCGCTTACCGTAGAAGTATCACCCTTACTATTTCCTATAGCCGCTGCCCTACCTTTTACAAAACTACCCAGCGCTATTAAAGCTATACCAGCTGCAATAGCTACAGGACCAGCTAAACTTTTTAAAGCCGCTTTTATGGCTTCAATAGCAAGACCAGACGAAAGGGCTAACTGCCCTAACTGTATAGCCATATTACCTATACCTTCTAGTAGTACTTTACCCATAGCGCCAGCTACATTACCGCCAGCAGCTACAGCTTCGGCTAGTCCAGAAACTATACCCTGTACACCGTTGTTTATTACGGCGTTCATACCAGCGGTTATTTCTTGGGCTATTAGTTGCTGCTCTATACCTTTAGCCCTTACTACTTCATTTGCGGCGCTTAGCTTGCTTTTTAATTCTTCTGTACTACCAGCTACACTAGCCGCTAACATAGCTACAGGGTCTGTATTTACTGTTTGCATTTCGCCTAGTAAACTACTTCCAGCGTCTAAGTTTAATTGCTGGGTAGTACCCATAGCAGTACCAGCTGTAGCACCTAGGGCGCTTACGCCTGTAGCTTGCTGTCTAACTGGTCCAGCTGCTGGCTGTATTGGCGCAGCGGCTGTTTTGTTCTTTTGTTTTTCTAGGTCTTCGTTAGCTTTTATAGCTTCGTTTACTACTACTAGCTGCTTTTTATATACGTCTATTTCGTCCTGTACTATTTGTACCCTATGCTGTCCGTCTTTATAGCCGCGTTTATAAAGGGCTTGTTTTCTTTTTTCTAGCGCTTCTATTTTTTCGCCTAACTGTGCGGCGTCCATTTGTTCAAGCGCTACTTTATTAGCTTCTTTTTGGCTTTTCCTATACTGCACTAAAGCTACAGTAACAGCTGCTATAGCAGTTGCTACAGCTAGTATAGGGTTAGCTATCATAGCTGCGGTTAAAACTCTAAAGCCACCAGCCGCTAGGCTTAATAGTCCTGGTAGTTTTCCTAGCATCATTAGAAACGGACCTACAGCAGCTACTATACCAGTTATAATAAGTATAGTTTTTTTAGTGCCTTCGTCCAGTCCCATAAAGGCTTTAAGTAAACCGTTTACTTTAGTTACCATTTTGGTAAAAGCTGGTAAAAGTATTTGACCTAAATTAGCGCCTATTTCTTTTAGGCTTTCTGTAAAAATACGCATCTGGTTAGCTGCGCCGCCTTGGGTTCTAGCGAAGTCGCCTTGCGCGTTCCCTGTGCTATTTATTACATATTGATAACGCAGCGTTGTTTTTTCCGCTTGCGTCATTTCTTTTATGTTCTTTTTAATACCCTGGGTTAGTGCAAACTGTTTTAGGTTCGCTTCTGTCATTACAATACCCAAGCGCTTTAAGCTTTCAGTTTCGCCAGTAAATACAGCAGCTAACGCTGTAGTAGCTTCCTCTATTTGTATGTTTTTAAAACTTGCTAAGTCGCCAGCTAGCCCTACCATACTAGTAGACATTTTAGCTGCCTGGTCGGTTGTTAAACCCATACTAGTACCCATATCGCCAAACATAGCCGCCATATCTAAGGCTGTACCTTGCGCTATACCAAACTGGGTTAGTGTAGTTTTAGAAAATTCTTTTACGCTTGCGCTACTTTTTTTAAAACTTACGTCTACTTTATTTAGGCTTTCTTCAAAGTCGCTAGCTAGCTTAATAGCAGCACCACCAGCGGCAGCAATAGGTAGCGTAAGTCCTACGCTTAATTTTTTACCTATACGTGAAGCATCAGCGCCAAACTGTTTTAGTTTATTACTTGACTTTTCTAACGCTTTTACTAGCTTATCGCTTTTAGCTTCTAGTATTACCCTTAATTTTTGGTCCGACATAGTGTAAAATTATAGCTGTAAAATTACGAAAAAATTAGCCGTTAGTATTTTTAAAATCTGCTACTGTTCTAGTGCCGCTAGCCTTAGCCCTAGCGGACCTTTCTAAAAAGCGTTCGTACTGTTCTTTAGTACTTTTAGGCGCAGTAGCTTTTTGGCTGTATATATCTTGTGGCAGTGGTAGTAGCTGTTCTGGTTTTACCATTTGGCTACGTTTAGTACAGTTTACGTTATACAGCATAGTAGCTATATAGCGCGTCCGTTCCCAGTTTACGTAATTCTGTATTGTGTGGGCTTCGCCTAGTAGTTGGTTTTCGTTCCAAGTGTTAGCCCAAAAGTCGTTAGGGTTTATACCTATTTGCCCTATGTAATAATCTAGTAGGTCGTCCCAGGTTAGGGTTTTGTTTTTTTTTGTGTAGTAGTTTTACTAGGTTTTGGGTTACGTTCTACACCCATATTTAAGTCATTACCTAGTAGTTTAGTTTCCATTAGCGAGGCTACTATGTCGTTTAACTGGTCGCCTGTAAGGTCTTCTAACCAGGCGCCTACAGTAAACTTATTATAGTCTATTTCGTTATTATTTTCCTGGTCGTTTGCTAGTAGTGCGCTGTAGATTAAATCGCGAATAGCGCTAAGGCTTAAACCTTGACTAAAAATTTCGCCTATTTGGTCTAGTGCTACGCCTTGGGCTTCTGTAAAGTTTGCCCAGAAATTCATACTAAAATGAAGTGTGCGGTTTTTACCGCCTAGTTTTAGAGTGTAGTACCCCCTTTTCCTGTTTGCCATATTAAAAAAAATTAGCCCTAGTTCCTTACGCTAGGGCTGTTAATTTGTTACTAGTTAGTAGCTGCTGTAATAGTACCAGTAATAGTAATAGAACCACTATAAGTTACTGGGCTTTCCATTTCAGCGCTAACTTCTAAGCTGCTTAAAAAACCAGCACCGCTATATAGTTGGTCGCCTGTAGCGGCAGTTCCAAACTCAAAATATAGTTTTGTACGTGCTAGTAAAAAGTCGCTTAGTTCTGCTGCGTTTTGTGCATCTGTATAATCTACTAAGCCTTCAAATGAAATTTCGCCACTTCTTACGCCTGCTATTACTTCTTGGTAGCCGCCGCTATCTTTAGTAGTAGCTTCTGGTAAATCATTAGACAAAGATATAGTACAGCTTGTAGTGTGTCCTATATTCGCTTCTGCACCGTCTGTAGACGATACTTTTAGTAGTAAATCCGTTCCGTTAAATACTGTACTAGCCATAAGTCGTTTTATTTTCTACAAATATACGTATTTATTTTTTTTATTTTTCGCTGTAGTTAATACCAAAAAACGTGTGTACGCCGTTATCCTCTATTACTATTTCATTAGCTACCCAGTCTTCTGGCTGTTCTTCTAGTCCAGACCATAGCACGTCTACGCTAAATTTGTCAGCTAGTACAGGCGCTGTAGTTTCTATTAGTTCGCCGTCTTCGTCTTCTTCATATTCGCCTGGCGTTACTACTATGTGTCCTAGCTTTACTACAGTGTGGTTACCGTCTAAATAGCTTTCGCCTGTTTCGTCGTCTACAGTATGCGGCAGCGCTTCTATTAGCGCGTCTGCTGCGGCTTCGTTTGTAAACTCGTATTTCTTAAATAATTCCATTAGCTTGTAAGTGTTTGTAGTTCGCTGTCTGATAGTGCTTCATTAAATACCATTAATTGAGAAAGTTTAGTTGGTTGGTCATTACCTGTTGAATGGTTTATTCTATTGAAACTATAATTAAAATCTGTAATAGTAGATGAAAGAACAAGGCTACCATTTACATAATATTTACAGTTTGTACCGCTTTTAGCAAAAGCAAGTTTTATATCATCGCCTAAATTAGAAAGTGTGTCGCTAAATTGATTAAAAACAGTAGTAGCAGTATTGTTATTTCTTAATTGAGCATAAAACCTTTCGTTACCTTCCAATAAAAACCTTAAATAACTAAAAGGACTTGCGCTTTCTCTTAAGAAAAATTGAACAGGGAAGTTTCCTAGAGTTTTGTCATCAAAGTTCTTAATATGTACAAAATATGTGAAATCACTATTTACCGTTACACCATCTACATTATTTGTAACATCTACTGTCCTTGTAACTGCTGCTACACCTGCTGTTGGTATATAGCTAGTTTTATGGCTTCCTACTTCCACTTGCGCACCCCAAAAATACATAGTACCGCTTTGAGAATAACCAGCGCTAGGGTAGACATAAATTATATTGGTAGTGCCGTTCGCTGTATATGTACCGCCTATTCTATACCAGTCATTTGGGTATTCTTCTATAAAGGTATCTGTTAAACCAGACCCAGAAGTACTTTTATTTATTAAGTCAAAATCTACAGCAATTCCACTAGCACCCCTAAATATTTCTACTTGTGTAGTGGTTGTTGTTGTAGTCGTATCTAGTTTAGCAAATATGCTATAAGTATATGTTGTTCCGCTAACAGCTGTAAAGTTTTTAGACCTTCGCCAGTTATTAGCGCTAGATACTAATTTGTCTGCTGTAATAGTTCCGTCTGGCGCTGTAATATCATTAGCTGTTACTGTAACTCCTGTATCTTGCCAGTTTGTAAAGTCTTGCGAATATCCTAACTTATTAGTCCTACTAGGCTCTAAAAGTAAACTAGGACAGCTAGCTGGTGTACCGTTAGTTAAATCGTAGTTTAACCTTCCTATATTAGTACCTATAGTTTCTACTAGTCCAGCTTTGTTTATTCTAGTGGCGTTACCGCTTCTAGTAAAGGTAAAATCGCCGTCGCCGTCTGTAGGTATAGCGCTATATATTTTGCTAGTCTTATATGCTGCTGGTATAAGTGCCAGGCTTGCGTTATCTTTTAAAGCCATTTATAGTAATTTTTACAAATTTACAAAAAATACTATCGTCGTTTGCCTTGACCGCGTCTAGCCTTTTTATAGCCCTTTTGCCCTGGGCTTGCGTTCTTACTATGTTTGCCTGGGCGTTTCTTTTTGCCGTTAGCCCTAAATATAAACTGCGGTAGTTTAGCCATTACTTACTTTTATCTTTTAGTTTTTCGTATGTACGAAGTCCACCTAGCCCTAACATTCCTAGTAGTATTGTTATTAAGTGGTCCATTTGTAAAGCTGGCGGTATTTGTTCTGGGCAAACCCAGGCTATAATATCGCGTAGAATAAAGTTATATAATAAAGCTACACCGCATACCCAGCCTATAAAGGGACGCCAGCCAGCTACAAATATACTTCGGTGCTGGGCTTCTATTTTGTTTACTTCGTTCTGTACTTTTATTAGTTCTAGCGCTTTTGCTGGGTCTATTTCTTTGCCCTTTATAGCTTCGCGTAGGTCTTTAGCAAAACTACCTAAGGCGCTATCGCCGCCGCTATTAAGTCCTAAAAGTTTAGCTAGTAGTGTTTTCATTAGTATACCCAGTTTACATTAGACGTCTTACTGTCATCTATGTCAATATGTACAAAACCTTTGCCAGTTCCTATACGCTTAATTCCTAAAAGCATAGCTATACGTATTATTTCGTAGCGTTGGTTACTGTTTTCTATTCCTATATCTACAGCTAGACCTTTTAAGTGGCTGCTGTTTTCCTTACCGCCTACATAACTATTATGTTCTGGCGTCCTGTAGCCGCTTGTAATAGCTATAGGTTTACCGTAAATAGCGCGTATTTCGTCTAGCAATTCTAGTAGGTCTGGGTGCATATTTACACCACTTCCTGGTTCGTCTGGGCTGTCAAACTCGGCTATAGTAAAGTACTTCATTTGTTTTTAAGTCGTTAGTTTTCTTTTGACAAAAATTCCACCTTAACGCGTAGGGCGTTTA